GAACCGAAATGGTTGAGAGGTAGATGTGCCATTTGCACTAGCAAAATATGTGCCAGTGCCCACTATTGGATTATGAGCCATTATTCCTCCTCGGTTTCGGATTCGATTTCAGTTTCGGTTTCAAATTCTTCATCATCGCTACCAAAGAGTGATGATGCTGCACCTGGTTTCATTTCATCAACTCTTTCTGCTGCCTTTGCATACAGAATTTCTTTGATTTTATCTGAAACCTCAGATGGAGATTCACCGTTCACCATAAGGTCCATTAATTCTTCCATTGTTTAGTAATATATTAAGAGACTGTATTTATTTATATTTCTCCGCCTTCGGGGGCTACGGTCTTTTTACCTTCACGTTCAAGATCAGGTTCCATAACAGGTTGACCTAAGTCTGGACCAGTGCCAACTGCCCCCTCTTGTGGCATTCCTGGTTGCATTCCGTCAACCGACATTGCTGCTTCAAGAGGATCAACGATAATACCATCCTTGATTTCTTGTTCAATCTTTGCATCTTCTTCCAGGATATCAGCATCAGTTTGACGAATGATCTTACGACGAACATAATCTTGGGAGAAGTATTTCCCAACATAAGGTTCTGCAAGGGTTGCCAGATTGATTCTATTTTCCATCAACTCCGCATCTTTTAGTTCGGAGAAATGATTGTCATAGAGGAAATCAAACTGAATGTGCTCAGACATTATTTCCCAATCTTCGGGAGTAATGACATTTTTCAGAAGCAATTGAGTTCTGAGCATATCAAGGAACATGGCAGAGAATCTCTTTCTCAAACGACCAACAAACTTGCTAAATTTGAGTTCGTCCCTCAAAATCTCAGAAGAACGTCCAAGGTTAAATCCACCATCACCTTCAATGCGAGAGATAGGAACATTCAGTGACTTGTAGAGTTTCTTCTTGAAATACTCAACGTCAGTCAGTTCGCCAAGATTTTGTCCACCAGGAAGAGTTGTAATTTCTGTACCACGACCACCTTCTCTACGTGGTAACCAGAAGTCTTCCATCATGGACATAAACTTCTTATCATCACGGATCTCACCAGTGTTGGCATTGTATACCAACTTATTACGGTAACGTGACATCACATCACGCAGGTATTGCTCTGCTTTGACCTTAGGGAGATTGCCGACATCAATGTAGAAAATGCGACGCTCAGGTGCTCTACTCAAACGGTAGATAACCAGAGAATCCTCAATCATTCTCAATTGATTGAGTGCTTTAATTGCTTTATGAAGATATGAAAGTGTTGATCCTTTGTTTCTATCTACAAGACCTGAGGTACAATAAGAGATCGAATCCTTTGAAAACTTAACACCTTTCTGATCTTGTGATGCAGCAGGATTGCCAACAGGATAGTTGAGTTTTGGAGTATAAACAAAGTATTCCTCAATCTCGGGAAATGCCATGTCAATAGAATTGACAGACTCTTTCCTTGCAACTACACCTAAATCTTTGCTAGGTTTCTTGGCATGACGAATAAACTTCATCTTTGCCGCATCAATATAACGAAGTTCTTTAATGCCTTCTTCTGGTTTCTTTAAGTCAATAACTTTGTGATAATACAGTCTACCATCAATATACCAGTTGCGATAAATTTCATGAGACTTCTTATCAAAGTCAAGAAGATCTTTAATATTTTTGAATTCTTGTCTGATTACTTTCTTAATTCCTTCCGAAGCATTGAGGTTTGACAGTTCAATTTCAACAGGACTGTCATTAAGGTCGCTTACAATAGCTTCGTTTACAATATCTTCGATGGCACTATCCACTTCTGGATGAAGTGCCATCTCTCTATAACGACGAATAAGTTCAACTTCGTTTTTATATGTTCCTTCTATGTCAACGTAGGATCCAAAAAATCCAGACGTAATATAGTGGTCATTCCCGTCCTCGTTTGAAGGAGGAACAGGACTGACCACTGATTTAGATTCTTCTTGGGAATCTTCAATTGAAAAACCGAATAGTTTCGCCATTATACAAATTTTTGCGATGAACTATTTATCAGTTCAGCGCACCAGGGCCACCAGCAATTTCAAAGTATTGAACTTGGAATTCAACAGTGAACTCCTCAATAGTGTTCTCGGTATCATAACCAAGAGCAATTTCGGAAACAGCAGTTGGGAAGATATCGTAGAAACGATATGATCTCAGAACGTTTGCTTTTGTTCCAGTGGTTCTGCCTTGTCCTGCATCAGGAACAGCAGTGGTGGTTTCAATCTGACCAGATGAACCTCTGCCTAACTGATAGACATAAGCGTCTTTCATGTAAGCATTGGGGTTAGATGCACCAGTGTTGTTGGAGAGTTTGCTGATACCGTTCATCCACATTTCCATTGCGTGGCGGATCTTGAAGTCCTCATCATTGATGATGGTAAGGGTCCAAGGATCGAAGGTTCTATCACCAGCAACTTTCAGAGTACGACCTCTAAAAGGAACATCGATAGAAGCAACGTTGGATGCTGGAAGATTAGCAGCCTTACACATAAAGGTAAGGTCTTTCAGCATTTCACCATCTTTGGTGACATATGATGGAAACTCAGGAATCGTTACCTCAAATAGATTGGGGCGGGCACCGCCCCCTTTGAGTACCGACTTAAAGTTGGATAGTGTTTTAATCTGTGGTGCTTCGGCCATTGTTTTCTATGCTCCGTGGAATCTTCGTTTAGGGATTGGATCAGACTCTACCAGCAACTTCCTCAAAGCTGACACCAGTTCTGGTGGCAACGAAGGTGAGGGAAACGTAGTTGATAGACTTGGCGGGTTTTAAGAAGATGTCCGCTCTGAACTCGTTGTTGTCAATAACATCAGGAGTGTTATTTGTTTCGTCACAAATAACCAGGAAGTCATAAAGACCTCTCTTTGCCTGAACGTCACGCAGATAAGGTTCTACGATGTTGACAAAGTTCGCTCTTGTGATTTCATCATTGAGTTCAAACAGTTGAGCTTTGGCAGCTCCCTCTAAGGCTTGTTCCACAGTCAGGAAGAGTCGCCTTACGTTGATTCTATCGAACGCGGAGGCATAACCAAGGGCAGTCTTATCACCGAAGAGCAGAATACCGATACCAGGTTGGAAAGAAATTGGGTTCACACGTGCCTGGTAAAGTTCGTCTCTCTGATTTTGATTTGGATTGAATGCCAGTTTAACGGCATTGTTCAATACACCACGCTGCTGACCAGCGGGTGAGAACCATGGGAACGCTCTAATATTAGTGCGAACCATGAGACCAGCAACGTCAGCGTTCGTTGGAACGTAACGGAACTGGTTGTTGAAACGGTCATAAGTGTACTTATAACCAGAATCAATGATGCCGTAGGAAGAAGATTTAACTCCGTTGGCAAACTTTAAGATGTTGGAGGTTTGAGTGTCATCGTCGATAACACCAACAACACCAGATCTATGTGGAGAAACAACTGCAACACAGTCCTGTCTACCTTCTGCGATCGAAATGAGTCTGTTTGCCTTAGCTTGTGACTCTTCGATGCCATTGATCGATGGACCCATGATCAGATAGTCAACCGCAACTTCTTCCTTATTCTTGAAGAGGTTGTATGAGGTGATCAGATCACCCAGAGTTGCCTTGTGACCACCAGTGCTGCTGTAATCAACACCACCGCTGAATGCATAACCAACGTTACCCAGAGCAGAGTAGGTGATACCCTGAGCGTTCTGACCCCACAGACCTTCGGCAGTGGTGTAAGGAACAAAGTTAGTTGAGAATCCAGTTGCTCTGGGAACAGTGCCCCAGAAAGAATCTTCATCGTTAGAAGGATTGTATCCAGCGTAAGCATAAGCAGAGAAGTCTGCCAAGAAGTCCTTATACCAGATCTTCTGAGGAGCATTTACAGAAGAAACAGCATCAAGTGCCTTGGACAATGAAGAGAACTTCTCAACAATGTTGCCTTGAATACCAGTTACGTTGCCATCATCGTCAACGATACAGATGTTTATGCCATCGTTGTAACCCTGACGATCACTAACGTAGTTGTTAGAAACTGGTTTTGGAGAGATTGCCTTCCAGAAAACGGTGCCGTTAACAATAGGCAGTTGTTGTTGATCATACCAGTCAACAGCAGTTACAGCAGAAACACCAGATCCAGTTACAGTGCCAGCACTGTTTTTAAAGACC